GTGGAGTGGCAATCCTGCCACAGCCTCCGCCAGAATACGGACGCAGGAATACACCGCCGTCATCTGCATCGCGGAGCGTTCATTTACCCGCTTTCCAGCTGCGCTTCCCCCGAAGAAAAAGCTGTAAGCACTGCCTGTAGTACGGTTCTGGGGCTTATCCCTGGAACGGAAAAGCCCGGAAAAGAAACCCATCTCGAATCACCATCCTTCCTGAAATTAGACATAAGAAAAGCACCTACCTTTCGATAGATGCTCTTCGAAAATAGAATTGTTGTTTTTTCTGGCGATCAGCCGTCCAGCAGCCAATCCACAAGGTTCAAGGACTTGATACCGTCATAGGAGGCGTCCAGCCCCGGCTCAAGGGACAGCACGATCTTTTCGTAATTGTCCCGGATCTTTTGTAATGGGGCAAGCTCACGCTTGCGGACATCTTCGCTCTGCATAGATTCCGTTACCTGAATATAGAGTTTGTCGTCAGCCGTGGTGGCGATGAAGTCCACTTCCTGATTGTCGATCTTCCCGATGGCCACGTCATAGCCCCGGCGGAGCAGTTCGAAGTAGACCACATTCTCAATGGCGTGTCCGCTGTCCCGGTTGCGGAATCCCAGCAAGAAATTCCGAAGCCCGATGTCCACGATATAGTATTTGCCCAGGGTGCGCAGGTACTCCTTGCCCTTGATGTCAAACCGCTTGATTTCATAAAAGAAGTAGCTTTCCAACAGTGCGGCGATATAGGCCTGCACTGTGTGGGTGCTGGGAGTTCCTTTGCGTTTACCATCCTCCAGGAGTCCCTCGTTCATCAGCGTGTTGCCAATAGAGGAAACTGAAACACTGCTGCCAATGTTGTCCGCAAGGAACAGGACGATCTTACGCAGAAGCGCAGAGTCGGTGATCTGACGCTGGCCGCGCCGCTTTTCCCGCTCCAGAATATCCCGCACTACCACGGTGGAGTAAATGCCTTCCAGAAGGCTCAGGGCTTTTTCCTGATCCAGTCCGATGTCCGCGATTCCAGGCATCCCGCCAAAACGCATATAGGCGTCAAACATTTCCCGCAGGTCATAGCGTTCGCCGTTTTTATCAAACACTTGCCGGTGAGTTCCGCCCAAGGCGCTGCTGGTTTCCCGCACTTCAAAGTTGTGGAAGTCCAGGAACTCCCGGAATGAGAGAGGCAGCATTTTGATCTCCACGCATCGTCCGGAGAGATAGGTGGAATACTCGGAGGACAGCAGGTAGGCGTTGGAGCCGGTAATGTAGATGTCGCAGTCCAAGTCTACCCGGAAAGAATTGACCGCATCTTCCCAGGCATCGATCCGCTGTAGCTCGTCAAAGAAAAGGTACATCCGCTTGCCCGGAATGGCTTTTTCCTTTACGTAGTGGTATACCTCATCCGAGGTCATGCTCCGAAAATCGTGGGATTCAAAGTTCATCTCCACGATCTGTTCCTGTCCTATGCCGGTTTCCCACAAATGCCGAATCATCAGCTTTAGCAGGCTGGATTTGCCGCAGCGTCGGATACCGGTGATAACCTTTACTGGTTCCGTGTCCTGGAAACCGATCAGCTTTTTCAAGTATCGATCACGGTTCTTGAGTTCATGTGATTCTATCATGGCGCATTCCTCCTGTTGCTCTTATCATAGCACAAACCCTCGATGAAATCAAGTTTATGCTATAAATAGCACAAACTTATCATTTTCGACAAAAAATGCACTGTCAGATAAACAACAG